ACTCTCCTCGTGGAGGGCAAGCGGCGAGGGCATGATGTGTGGAGCGTGCGACCACCAAGCCACATCCTTCAGCTGCCCCACCGAGTTGACTTCCTTGACCGCAGTGGAGGCAAGGGCGGTGTAATGGTTTGCGCTTGGTTTATCTGGGATGGCAAGAGCACCGGGACAGCGTTTGTTTGGGGCAATGAATGAATACGGCTCTCATCAGCGAAATCATCAAAGATCCAATCTTGTTCTGCTCTCGCTTAACCATTGTTGATAAGCGTGGTCGTCCAACAAAACTGAAGCTCCGCAGTGAGCAGATACAAATCATTCAAGCACTCATTGCTGGTGATGACACACTCATTCTGAAACCACGACAGATTGGTAGCACAACTGCTGTTGCTGCTTACTTCTTTTGGAAGTGGTATACAGCGGCAAGCCCAGAGACTTATGTCAGTCTAAGTCACAAGCTTGCATCAGCGAAACATATCCTTGCTATTCAACAGCGATTCTTTGAAGGATTACCAAAGGTCCTGAAGAGGGCGCTGCGTGTTAGTAATACAACAACACTAACACTCGCTGATACTGGTGCAACTCTGATGGCCGCCAGTGCTGAAGGCAAAGGTGGACTACGGAGCTTTACAGCTACAGGATTGCATATCTCAGAGTTTGCTTTTACACCACACGCTGATGAGCTTAAAGCCACCGCTATCAGTGCTCTAAATGGTGGGCAACTCTGCATTGAGAGCACAGCCAACTTCTTTGGTGATCCACTCCACAAGGAGATAGAACTCTGGGAAGCTGAGCTTGTTGAGTGGAACTTCCTCTTCTTCCCTTGGACAGACCACATCGAATACAGCACTGATCCAACTGATGACTTCGAATGCGATCCTGACATGGGCCTCTCACCAGGCCAACAATACTGGGCTGCTCGGATGATAGGCAAGCTTGGTGAATCATCATTCCGCCGTGAATATCCACTCTCTGTTGATGATGCCTATGCTCAAACAAGTGGCGCATGGATTGAATCCGACTCTCTAAAAGATATTCAAGTTGTCAAGCTTGAAGCAGAGGGCGGACAACTCTCGAATGTTGACCACAATGACAGGTATGCAATCGGCGTTGATGCAGGTGCTGGGACTGGCGGCGACTACTCAGCGCTTGTTGTGGTATCCGCTTCTACCGGTCAGCCTGTTGATATCAGACGGAGCAACAGGATGTCGCCAACTGAATGGGCAGAGGTTGTCGCTGATGCATCAGCGAAGTGGAAGGATGCAAAGGTCCTCGTCGAAAGTAACGGAACTTGGGGCGGTGTCATCATCACTGAACTCAAACACAGCGGTGTCCCTCTCTGGAAAGACACTGAGGGCAGAGACTGGATGACAAACGCCCAAAGCAAACCAATGATGCTCGAGTGTGTCAAAGATACCATCAGCCGTGGCGCCCTCTCAATCCTCGACAGCTGGACAATCGGTGAGCTTCGCTCTTTTAAGGTCGATGACCGTGGAAATCCGTTCTGTCCTCGAGGCGGTGTCCACCACGGAGACACGGTCATCGCACTGGCTCTCGCTCTGCAGTGTCTGAAGAAAGTTGATGTCCCAGACCGTCCGTATTTGCCTGCTTGGATTATCAACAAACGGCGACAGGAAGCCCTCGCTCGCGGCGCACAAAAACAATTTCGAAGATATTGATAAGTTTCCGTTGAGCGTTATACTTAGGAGATAAGATGCCACGCACAGAGAAAGACCGTATTCAGTTTATCCGCGCTGCTCTTCAACAGCACACTGATTGTTGGGATGAAGAACGGCCACGAATGCGTCGTTATCGTAACGCATATTTGACACGCTTCTATGAAGACATGGATAGCAGCGACTCTGATTCATCAATTCGCGTAGAGACTGCTGATGCATACGCAAGCATCGAATCCCTGATGGGCAGTCTATTCACCAAGTATCCAAGCGTTGAAGTTGCGCCTGATGTTACAGGACGGGGCGACCTAATCCTGACAAAAGAATTGAGCAACAACTTTCTAAAAACTTGTCGCTCACAGATTGAGAATGCCGCCCGGATGGCCCTCATCTACACGCACTCTTTCCTAAAGCTTGCACCACGAGAGAGCAACGCTCTCCTTGGTAAAATTGCGATGAGGGCTGTCCCGCCGTGGCAAGTCATTCTTGATAGAGACGCTGCCGCCTGGGAGGATAGCCGATTTATAGGCCACGTTTATTACATCAGCGTTGATGAAGCAACTGAAAAGTTTGGCGCCAAGAAGTGGCACGGCAGTGGTCAGCGAGATTACTTCACAGATAGCGAGCGCAATACCGACCGCAGTTACCGCAGTTATGGTGACAGTGCCGATCTGCCTAACGAATACCTCTATATTGAAATTGTCGAGATGTATGACTTCATCAACAATGAGCTCCTCTTTTGGTCTTCAGCGTGGAAGAGTGGCGAAGAACTTCTTGAGCGTGCAGCAATTCCAGTCCTGACCTTTGACGGGCGGCCGATGAGCAACATCGTCCCCTTCTACTTTGCCCGTCGTCCTGACCGGCCAATGGAAGGATACTCCGCCCTTGGGCGTGTTTATGACCAGTGCTTCGAGAAGAATATCCTTCGCACCTTCTGGGCAAACGCCGTCCGTCGTGACAGCCGCCAGTTCATCTACAAAGAGGGCGCCTTTGATGATGAAGCGCTTGCCAAGATCACCAGCGGCGTTGATGGTGCCATGATTCCCGTCGACAATGATACCATCAGCGGTCTCATAGATGTTGTCCCAGTTGTGCCCATCAGCTCGAACCACGCCGCTTACCTCAACTACATCGAGCAGGACCTGCAGAAAGGCAGTCTAACTGCGGGCTTCACGCGTGGTGAAGCAAGCCGTGCCACCGCCACTGAAGTGACAGCCCTCATGCAATATACGGCGAGTGAGCTTGGTAAAATGGCAAGGGACCGTGATGCAACAATTGAACAAGCTGTTCTTCTATATATTCGTATGTTGCTTCCTCTCATTGATGACAAAGAAAAGCTTGTCATTGCAACAACTGAAGGTGCAAAGGTTCTAACCTCCCAGAAGATTGACGCAGACTGGACGTTCTATGCAACAGACGGTGGATCGACGCCAATGACTGATGCTCTGCGCAAACAACAAATCACAGGTCTCATTCCAATTCTGATTCAGCTTGGAATCCCAATGGCTGCAATCAAAGATGAACTGATAAAACTCTTCGAGCTCCCAGTCACATTTTCAGAAGTTGCACCAGCAGCTCCCACCTCCACCTCCACCATAGGTAATACCTTAGCAGGACCGCCAGCGCCTGAAGCGGTTGTCTCTAACGCCATTGGAGGCGTTTGATGCCACTTCGCGATTTTCATTGTGACGAGCACGGCGTCTTTGAGGATTTAGTTCATTATTCAGTGACCGATATGCCTTGCCCAAAGTGCAGCCAATTGTCGAAAGTAAAGTTATCAGCGCCGGCTCGGACATCAACCTTATGGAACTCGGGATGGAATAGTGGTCTCAGCAATAATGGCTTTTATTCTGTCAGCGCTGGTCACCGAGTCTCTGACAAGCGTGAAGAAGAGAAGATAATGAACAGTCGCGGATTTGTCAATGAGAAAGATCTTGGCGGCGAAAGCTTCTACGAAGGATATATGAATAAAGCGCAGACTGATCGCGAACATTTAGACGCTGAGGCTGCGCGTTATCGTGGTAACCTGGCGCAGTTTGACGGAGATAAAGTGCGCGCCGTCACAGAAACTTGGAATGCTAAGGATATGTTAGAACAAGCTGCAGCTCATGACGCTGCAAAAGGAATAGACACATGACACCGGATGAGAAGATGGATTTAGAAAGTATGCGGACCGAAGCGATGACGCGCCAGGGCGACATTGAGGAATCTGAGGACGAGATCTACGCCGCCTCCTCACCAAAAGGCAAGTTTAGCGGCAAAGCTCTAAACGTGCTTGTCGACGCAACAAACCGTCTCATCCCGCTCTTCGGTCTTGATGACAAGTATGACCGTTTCAGCACTGAAATGATTGAGTCCCTCCCTCCAGAGTTTATGCGCCTCCTCTCCATGTTCAGCAAAGCAATGTCTGATGCAGTTGAAGAGGGAATCCTGCCTGAGGACGCAACAATCGACATGAAGATTGTGGTTGATGACAACGGATTACAGGCACTTGCCGGTCGCCTTGGAATGGCAGCGAAGAGCCCTGGTTTCAAGCGCTTCCTCCTTCGCAAAAAGAGTGAATCTGCTCCTGAAGCGGAAGCCGAAGCCGAGGAAGGCCCCTCAGATGAGATGGGCCCTGAAGAAATGGACAAACTAATGAAGGAAAGGATGTAACATGTCAATCACAGCAGCCACGCCAGGGCTTAGCCCCTCGGCACCTGCACAGACCGCTTCCAGCACCACTGGCGCGCCCGTGCAGACACAGAATACGGGAATCAATGGGGCACAACCACCATCAGGTGAGGCACCAGCAGCGAGCACTGCAGAGGGGGCAGAAGAGGACCTCTCCATGAGCCTTGATGAGCTTGTTGGGAGTCAATATGACGACCATCCTGAGCTCAAAGGCGGCCACAAGGGCTTGCCTGACTACAAAAAGATTCTCGAGCACCTTCCAGAGAATGGCCGCAAGCTTCTTGGTAACTTGCGTGCAAGCTACACCACAAAGACGCAGGAACTTGCTGATGCACGCCGCGAACTCGAGGCCGAGAGGGCCCAGCTCGTGCGTGACCGTCAGCTGATGACCGAGAGTGAGTGGGCGCAGAGCGTGCGTGCTCAGGCCGCCGCTCCACTCCAGCACGATGCTTGGAGCGATGAGGGACTCCAGGAACGGATCAACAAGCAAGCTGCTGAGATGATGCAGAAGATGTTGTCTCCTCTTCAGCAAGACCTTGAGTCCCAGCGTCGGCAGGTTTCACTTGACAGCTTCAAGGCACAACATCCTGACCTGATTTCAGATGATATCCGTATGCCTGTTGCAAGGATGCTAATGGATCGGCCAGAGTTGAAGCTTGAGGATGCTTATTTTATTGTAAAAGGCCAAGTTGCTCGTCAGCAAACTGATGCTGTCAAGGCCGTTCAACGCGAAACGCTAAAGAAGACAAGCACCGGCAACGCTGTCCGCAACGGTGAACCGCCGAAGTTCAAGGATGCGTGGACTGCTTACCAGTACCACAAGGCCAATGGCGGAAGATGAAAGGTATCTATCGCGTAACAATGTTTATCAACAACAGACGCAGCACCATATATATGATAACAGGGCAAGTGCTCCCGCCAGAAAGGACAGAACGGAAACGTCACCTGTCTGCTCATCTGCGGACACCGGACCGGCAGTGCCGGCAATCGAGATCAGAGAGAGCTGATGAGCAATTTTGCATCCTCAGCGGCAGTAATACAGTAATTTAGGATACACAACAATGCCTATTTCCAATGAGCTGTTGTCCTCAACACTGTTCTCGATCAGAGACGGTGAAGTGGATGAGCTCTTTCAGCGCGTTCCCTTTTTAGATTTCGCCAAAAAGCTTGGCGGAATCGAGTACGAAGATGGGGGCATAAAAATTCAGCGCCCCCTCGCAGTGTCCAACCACTCGACCATCACTCAACTTGCCACCGGTTATGAGCCTGTCTCACTCGCGGTGCAGGATGTCATGCAGCCCGCCCTCTATGAGTGGTCTGACTTCGTGGCTCCGATTGTTATCACCAAGAAAGAAGAGCTTGAGAACAGCGGCGAGAAGGCAATCGTCAAGATTGTTGAAGCTCGTATGCGCAATGTGATGGGACTTCTCCGCCGTGAGATCAACCGTCAGCTTGTCGCCGGTGACTCTGCCGTTCTGACCAGCCTTGGCACTCTGAATGGTGTTGCCACCACGACTGGCTTCCTG